TAAGTTATCAATCGCAACACCACGACCAAATGTCTCACTAGGTGTTACACTCCATCTAAACGGAATAAACCGTTTGTATTTAAACTGTCCATGATACATCACTTGCTTGTCATCGGGTGATAACACAAAGTGGTGATAAATACCTTTTGTTGGCTCGTATACTTGGCCGTTAAGTATCTGTACGTCTGCAGACTCTGGCTTTTCTGCCATCTTTGCAAGCTTATCGCCTAGCTTAGCCATAGGCCACGTAGCTTTAATGTTCTGTGGTGGCATCTTGAACTGTTGCCATAGTGATTCAACAGCACCGTTAATAGGCTTTTCAGGGTATAGCTGGCTTAATGGTATGCATGAGAACTTTAAGTCGTTACCCATAATACCAGGCTCAACCGCTATACAACCTGTACCAATGCCTAGGTCTAATAGCGCGGGTGATATCTCTTGGTAAAAGTTCGAGTGGTTAATAGCTGAGAATACAACCTTGGTAACTTCCTGCAGAGTTTCATTAACTGAATCCTCTTTATCTTCAGGAATATCACTGCCTGCTGTTAAGTCTGCCCATTGCTGCCATGCAGGTATTACACTGCCTTGGATTCGGTTAGAGAACGACTTTAACGCCTCTACTGCTGTTGAGTCGAATATGCGTGTGCTCTTGTCTTCACCTTCAGCGTATAGGTCAAAGGTTTCACGATTAGGTAAACAATACTCACACGCTTCCTTATGTGTGCTTCTCCATATCTCACGCGTAGCCTGTGCTTTACTGAATCGCTTGTATAGTGCTTCGTAGCTTGTGTCCATCTTATCCGCCTATTGTGCTTGCGCCCTGTGGAGAACCTGCAGCCATAAGCATAGAGCGCCCACCCCCTTGCTTGAGTGCTTTCTTACGTCCTATCTCACTCTCTGCTTCACCTAGTCGCTTCTTCTCATCTAGCTTCTGCATCTCCATTTGCTTCTCTTGCTCTTTCATGCCTTTCTTCTGAAGCTTACGACCTTTACGCTGAGCGTCTGCTCCTGCTCCTGCTCCAATTGCTGAAATTACACCGCTTACCCATAATGCTATTGCTGACATAATAAACCCTCTATTTTTGAGTAATCTTCTGTTGTGTATGCCTCGATTATATCACTATGGTCAGTGAGTTCCGTTGCATGTATGGTTGTTATTGTAGAATCATCAAGCGACAAAAGCACCCTCTGTGTATTCTTTGAAGTAGTAAAGATGTAAGGCGCTTCATATCTGCCCCTTCCATGCCTTGAAACTATATCGACACACCCGCTAGTAATCATGCATAAATGGTCTTTTAAGTGAATCTTACCTAAAACCAGTGTGCCTGCAGGCATAAACATCTCTCTAGCATAAAGACCGTCTGAGAAATAATGCTTTATGTATGGGTAATCCTCACCATTATCACCAACTTCTTCGGCTAAATCTTCATGAAAGTCTTTGATCTGCTGCTGAGTGTCTGCAGGTACCGGGTAAAGCGTATTAACTTCTAGCTCATCCATGCACAATAAATCGTTTACCATGTCATAGCTCCATGCGGTACTACAGTCGTAGAGTCTATATTAGTATTTACCACTGCCGCCCTACCTTCGCCTGCTGACATTAAACCGTACTCGTTAGCCTCGCAGACATGTGAATATATGTTTTTATCTGGTTCATCTTTGAACTTTTCATCGCCAGCTATCTGCAATCGTTTATAGCAGAATCCACCAGCCAAACCCTTTCTAAGCATCTTGCACTTAGGGCTTACCATAAATGCAGGCTTACCATCCATGCATAATCGTTTCATAGGGTTAATGACTGAGGAGCGCCTAATTAAAGGCTTGTTTGTGTGCGTTGGGTAAACAGGTATGCCATGCTTCCATAACACTTGAAATGGTGTTGTGTCTACTGCCTCCCCTTTCTTATCTCCTGCAGGGTCGCCGCCTCCCCTTGAAAATGTAAAGCCTGGATAAGTTCTATCAATATACGACTTCAACTCAGGCGCAAATGTTGCCGCGCTCATGTCCTCTGTCACAAACTCATCGAAAGCTACATAGCGACCCATAGCACTATCAAACTGTATAAAGCTTGCTGCTGGAGTTCGACCAAAGTCTATACCCAGTATAATCTCCAAGCCTATAGCTGGCTTATACTCCTCATTCATACAGTGAACACTGTCTACGTATTCAGGATAGACAGGCTTACCGGTCATTACCACGCCGTATTCATTGGCAAGGTTAACAAGAATCCAGTCGTATGCCTTACCTTGCATGCCTCTGTCATAATAGCGGTCTGGCAAGTTGTGTATGTTTTCCGCTTCTAGGTTAACAGTAAAGCTTTCGCCTGATTTAATAACACCGCCAGGCTGTCTGTGAAAATTCCATCCTTCTGGCCTCACTTCCTCTGCAAGCTTGTAGTACCAGTGATCATCATCGGGGGCGTTAGTATCGCCTATCATTCCATGCCATGAGCAATTAATGCCGCCTGCTGCCTTAGATGGATACCTTCCGTGTCGTAAATCAGCCATATCAACAATAGCCTTTGGTAGCTCTTTCATTTCATTAAGCCAAAAGCCTGTTACCTGTGAACCCCTAAGCTTCTTCACTGCGTCTGGTCTATCTAGCGCAATAAATATCAATTCGCTTTGTACGTTTGTGCCGTCATCAAGATTAAAGTCTAGGGTGTGAGTAGGTGGCTTCTTGTTGCCTTCTGAATACCTGCCTAAGCTCTCGAAAAGCTCCAACCAGTCTTTTGTGGTGGTTGTTAATAAGTCTGCGTACGTATTTCTTACGGCATAAAACCTGCTTGGCCTTATGCTTTGTGAATTAGGCTCTTGATTGCACATGGCTCTAAATAGCTTTTGACAGCTTTGCACGGTCTTTCCTGAACCTAGCGGCCCCATAATAGCCTCGACTCTATCCCAGCTATGCATATACCTATCTAGTATCTCGCCTTGTGGCTTTGATCTAACCTCGATAATAGTCATTATTTGCCTGTAAGGTCTATTAGCTTAACTGTGTGCTTATTATCAATGTCTGCAGTTATGTCTAATTGCTTGGGATTAGGTAGGAATTTATCAATTATTTTAAAGTGTCCATCTAGTGCTATTTTATACTGTGCTGTAAGGTCTGCGCATGATGTAGGGTCGTCTGATAATTTATCAAGTATATCAACAACTTTGTTCAAGTGCCTTGATGCGTTTATTCTTTCCCTTAATGCTTCTTGCTGATCTTGCAATCTTCTGGTTTTTCCATTCTTTGAAGCGTCCCTTTGCTTTGCAGTTTTTGCCCCTGTCGGTTTCTTTGTCGGCATTCTTTCTCTCCTAAACGAATAAAAGCCTACTAATTAGTAAGCTCTTTCCAACGTTCCATTAATGATTTCTTTTTAGCTTTCTTAGGCTTGCTAGCTTGAGACTTCATCTTCTTATGCTCAGCCTCGCTAATCATGCCTGCAGCTAGTAAAGAATCTGCGTTTTTTGGGTTCTTGCTACCTAGTACGTTATCAGCCATGTTTTCTCATCTCGTTTATGGTTGGATTGACTCGTTTTAAGCCAAAGTTTTTAAGTGTATTTCCCTGACCTGCATCTGTTGCCACCTTAGACAAACATGCCTCTAGCATTTCAACTCGTAACAATAACTCTTCATATTGATCTGGCGTTACCGTCTTTGCTTTAGCCTGCTTTGCCTTTACTGGCTTTGCTTTAAGCTCTTCTTCAAATAGTTGTGGTTCTGATTCGCTCATTTTGTCGGTCTCTTTCTATGATTTTAATTTGTTCGTCGATAAATCCAACGCTTGTACGGCATTTGGCCATATCGATAATATGCTTTCTTAAATTAAAAAAGCTATCTCTATCGCCTATACCCGCAAAACATCGAGCTATATGCTCAAGTGCTTCTGCTGCTTGCTTGTACTCGCCATTGACCAGGCAGTCTTCTGCAGTGGTCATTAACGTGTTCAACTCGTCATCATTCATAGCGCAATCTCTAAATGAGTGATTATATTGTGCATTGTATCATAACTAGCTAATAACATAAAAATTATAGCAAGTCTAAATAATACTGCTGTAATATCGTTAATCATGCCTGTAACCTGTTTAATCTTATTCATAGTGTCACCTTCTTATTACTCGCTCCATATAGAACTAACCATAAATTAACCGAGTTTTGTGCGCTTTTGATATTGCTGTAAGCCCTGCTGCCGTCTGATTTACACCACCGCAAAGCCTTGTAATAATTATCTGAATCTTTCAATGCTCAAATCCTCTTTTAAT